TACCATTAGCACTCGGAAGTTTCAACCCACCGCCAGCAATAGGTTGTGGATCAAGATTTTCTTCTGGAGCAATAACCGGTTGCTCCACATCAACAGTTTTCAAACCACCAACATCTTCCATAGCTTTTTGCGCGGCATCACCTTCTGGATCAATCCCATGCGCGCGCATATCTTCTGCAAGATGTCTACGTGTAACATCAACATGCGCTTGAGATAAAGAAGTAGCCGGCCCTCTAACTGCTTGAGCTTGTGCTACTTCTTTTTGGTGCATCTTAGCAATTTGCACACCAACATCAAGATCCAATGTAGTAATTTCGCCCGAATTAATAAGATGCTGCAACACTTCCTGCATAGCAGTTTCTTGCTCAATACTCTCACATTGAAACTTGCCATTTTTGAAATTCTTTCTCGTACCTTCAAAAAAGAATCCAAAATTGTGATACCTACTTACATAAATCGTAAGCTCTGAAGTTGCAACTTCGCCTTCAGGAAGCTCATTACCGTCCGCATCTTGTGCCATTTGTTTTCTCCACAGTTAAATGCCATAAAGAAAAAATGGAAGGGGAAATTAATCCCCTTCCAGTTACGAAACGAACTACGTCAACGCTACCGCAGCTGTAAAGCCTGTGATGATGTGCCCCGTCAATTCGGCGCGATATTCGCAGGAAAGCTCTGAAGTAAATACTCCGAAATCTGCGTCAACGCCAGCACGAGAACCATCTTTGTCGTAATTGTCCAAATGAGTTCTACGCAACCATCTGGTACGAATTGCGCCAGGATGATATACGTAAAGCTCTTTTGTCCAAACTGCGTTTTCCACCATAAGCGGATGGGTCATCAACGTAATGTTGCCAAACGGAGTAACGAGTTTATGGATATTCAATCCAAAATCCGTCTGGCCCACCTCGATATTCAACTGCGAAGTGCGAATACCGATTTCGTTGATAACTGCAAGCGTATTGTTACCACAAAAGGCAATCCGCTCATTTGGCTTACCTTTAATATTCTTCTCAAACGTGGTCTGGAAGAACGTTTGCAATTCTGCCCAGTCTGTCGTGGCACCAGCTGCCGAAACATTTGTGGCAATTTGGGAATTAATCCCATCCATCATACGGAAAGGCTGGTTATTTGCCACGCCGATGTGCTTTTTCCCAAAGATCAGAGAACGCTCAATATCCTCCGCATGGAAACCAGCTGCATCTGCCTGGTTTTTCGCCACGATACTGCCAGTGTGGAACTCAATTGCGGCAGCCGTTCCAGAAACATCCCAAGCATTTCTGAAAATCTGCACGTAATTGAATCTCGGGAAACCAAGATTTGCAATCGCCACTGGGCGAGCAGATGCTTCCCGATGTGCTGTACCAATACGCTGCAAGAAATGCGATGTAGTAATCGTTACCGCGGTTGTCCCTGCAAACGCACGAGTAAGGTTAAGCTGGTTACCAGTTACGGTATTAACCAACAAATACTCACCCGTATTTTGGTTGATAAGAATTGTGCCAATGATAAAATGCGAAGCATCAACAACATCAATCACTGCTGCATCGCCATCACCATTAACACTCGAAACTCCCTCTCTACCGCCAATATGGTTTTCCTCAAACCAAGTTACAACGGTATCGCGAGCATCTGCTGTTGCCATCCCACTGGTAAGTGCAAGCAAAGGCGCACTTCCGGTAGGCATAGTCTGCAAGATGCCAGCTGCAAAATCCCCACGTCTTGAACCGGGAATATTTGCATCAGAGGCGAAAACGCCTGCTACTGCCATAATTTATACTCCTGCAAGTTAACCACCACCAAGAAGTTTTGTCCAATCGATTTCTTCACCTTCCGCGCCTTGCCTAAAGTTACCAGTTCCAGGTTCACCACTAGGCGGCAAATTCAACCCTAAGTCTTTAGAGCTTATCTGGGCCGATTGCTCAAAGAATGCTCTTACAATACTAATTGCTTCATCAATACTCTTACCTGCTCCTAACTGCGTTTGCAAAGCAGCATCTGCAATAGGTGCCATATTTGGATTCGCAGTAAATGGCAATGCAGCACGTAAAGCATTGATATTAGAATTTTGATCTGTCACGCTTTGCGCTTCAGTTCTTACATTTTTCATAATATTAGTTTGCATTGTATTCATCATACGAACTGCATCAATCATCGCACTTTTATACACACTACGAAAACCAGTATGCATAAAATCATTCAAAGCACTTAAATCTCTATTATCAAAGATCGCAGCAGTTTGTTCATCTGTCGGTGTAAATGCATCAAACTGCAATCCAGCAACTCGTGTATCAAATTGCGCCATCGCAGTTTCAGATGGAGTTTGTGCTGGTGTTGCGGCAACTGGTGCAGCGGGTGCCACAGGAGTTCCAGTTGGTCCAATAGGCGCCGGAGGATTCCAAACATTATGATCTGCAATTTGAAAACCAGTCGGTGCAATACTACCAGTCGGGCCTGCACCATTTGGTCCGCCACTTCCACCACCAGGATCATTACCTTCTCCAGAACCTTCACCATCGTAAAGGAAATTACGATACCCAATTCTGGAGAACGGATTATTCGTCGAGAATTTCGATCTGCGGCGCATCTGTTGTTCCTTCCACGTTTTCGATTAAGTTTTTGAAACCATTCCAAAAAGAATATTCACGCTGTAAACGCTCGTAATTAATAATCCAATTCTCAGTATCTGATATATCCAACTTCCAAATTTGATCTTGCAACAATAATAAACTTTCTCGAATAACCGCCATAAATACAGGCTGTACAAAAAATGCTTTAAACAATTCCTTATCTTCATTCGACAAATCTGTTAAAATTCTGTCAAACATTATACCGCCGCCAATGGAGTAGGACCTGTTGCAGTTTCTCCGCCTGGTGCCGGCTGTGTATTAGGCAAAGGCTCGCCAGTCTCAGGATTAATTTGAGCCTGCGGACGCCTGAATACAGTCAAATCAGTTGCATCTCCCTGCAACGAAGCCCAATAATTAATCAAACCAACAACATCAAACTCTTGACTAGCTGTTGGTGATTGCAATATAGCATTGATCACATCTTTCATTGACAAAATAAGTGATAACCTATCAAGTTGTTTTAATCCCTCATCAATAATGAATTCGAAATCTAAATCATTAAACTGTTTTGGCGATATCTCTTGTGTTTGTCCGTTAGGTCCAGGAAGTTCAATACTAGGTTGGAATTGTATAATATTATACAACTGTTGCATACGAATATTAATAAACATTTGATCATTCAATGTACGCGCAATACGCAAATGCCGCCGATTACCACCCTGCACTGTAGCTGCCGCATGATATTGTGTTGCTCGATCTAAATCCGCAACTTGTTTCTGTTGGTCCGTTGGCAGAATATACTGCATTAATTCAATAACATTATTCAGATCAGACATTGTGCTGCCTGTATCTGGAGCATCATTAAAACTAGTAAATGCGTTTCTAATATCTTTACCATAACCTGCCGGTTTAACAGGTATTCTCGCAGATACTTCTTTACCAATTTCACCTAATGGCAATATAGATGGATCATATGCTTGAATACCAAACAAAGATTTCCTATTAGAAGCCATGTGTGTGTTAATTAAAAATGAACCGAATGTTTGTAAAGGTATTAAAATCTCGGCAACTGATTTCTCTTGCAGCCCTAAATTAGACTCCATCGGCGAACCAAACGCACAAGGTAATCTACCATGAGCATAATTAAGATGCTCAGCAGATACAATATGCTTACTACCTACCATAATTATACGCCAAATCTGCAACTCTTTACTCGAACTTAAATTAAAATCAGTTGGTACAATCCAACCAACATACTTAACGAATTCAAAACCTACATGCGTACCAGAACCACTCTGCAAACCTTGTGATAATAATGACACCCAATCAAAATTACCACTTGTAGTAGCGTCTGAAGTTGTAGTAGTTGCAAAAGACGGCGTACGAATATCAGGTTTAATTTTATACCAATTTTGCGGTAAAGCTTGTTCTTCAATAAACTTATCTATGCCGAATATCTCTTTCTTAGCTGACATGCGTTGTATATTAAATTTCGTGTGCATATCAACTTCCGCATAGAACTCGCCTTTTATCGGTAAATCTACAGGGTGATGTGAGACATCCCATAAAAAATTATATAAGTCAATAGAACTAACCCTATTACCTTCCCATAAATTAACATTTTGTTCCTCTTGCACACCGCCGTCAGCAGTTCGTGTAACTTTAGGACCAACTATTTTGTCCCAATTTACTGACATGCCGCCTAGATTATATTTTAATGTATCCCAAACAGATTTAAAGTATTGAACATAATAACCCATAATTTTAGAATTTTTATTCATCAGCTTCGCAAAAGCTTTCGCAGCTGATTGATCTTCATTATCAGCTAATGACTCATATAACGTAGAATCAGGTTGGAACACACTCATTAAGAATGTAACTGTATCATCTAACTGTGTATGTACGAGCTGGAGATTAACTTTACCTGGCGTCGGATCACCTTTTTGAGTTTGTTTTTCAGCTTCTTTTGCATCCTTATCGAGTTTAATAAATCCAGAGACTTGTTTATCTATCTGTTCTAATCGAGCTACAAGTTCTGCACGAATGTTTTTACTAAATTCTAGGCGAATTTTTATATAATCAACAAGTTTAAGTTCCGATTCAACATTATTAATCGGATGATTAGCTGGAAACTCTTTAACTTTTTTCTTAGTTGTTCCGGGTCTAATAGCCATTAAACTGCCACCATGTCTTTCTCATGTGTTATGTCTTCTATAATTGTTTTGTCGAAATGTTCTAAAACAAGTCCAATATATTCTTCCATCATTTGCGGCCCGTAAGCAATGGTATCAATTAAATCATCGTCATTCTTTTGTTTTTGCGGATCAAATCCTATTGCTTGTGAAACTATCTCAGAAGCATCTTCTGGAATAAGATATTCACCACGTTTATTTAAAGCCCAAAAACCTTTTAATCTGGCAAGTTTGCTTCTGCCATATCTTAAAGGTACTATTTCTATTCCATAAATATTACGCATTGCAAAAACTAATTTGAATAAAACCATTAAAGCAGCCTGATATCCAGCTATTTCAACGCCAATAACCCCGACACCCCATTTATAACAAAACTCTATTGAAATATCCACTGTTAGTTCAGGCCCGAAATGCCCCGCAGCGTAGTCCACAACTTCTGGTACACCTTCAACAATACCATGCACAGCGATAGCTGATTTATCATTAAGTTTACTTTCACCAATTGCAGGATCAATAGTAATAAATCCACCATTTATATCGGGTGGCGCTCTTAATGGCGCGAATTTCATATCAGCAGAATCAATTAAACCCATACCTTCTGGAATTGGTTGATTCATCATTTCTGCAAACCAAGTATGCACCTGACCTGCGTGTTCATATTCCTCAAAATCGGCAGTAAGTTTTTCAATAGGCCACAATTCAGGCCATAGTGTATCGCCAGTTGACAATAATGCGCCCAAACGCATAGATTGCCATTGTTTTGATTCACATAATGATTTAAGTATACAATCATTTGAAATCATATTACCGAGCCACAGAATTTTATTCCATGATTGATCCATAGCTTTAAAGAATGTACCATATACCCAACGGCGAAGTTTAGCTAATAGATACGGCGTACCAATATTCTCGTGATCTTCAAGATCGTCAATAACTGCAAACTCTGGACGCCTATTATCTACATTCATTCCACGAATTTGTTGTCCAGCGCCGAGTGCTTTTAATATGCAACGTTTATCGCCAAGCCAAAATATGTAAATACCTTCACCTTCTGAACGTTTTTCAAATACAACTTCGCCAAACACGCGTTTAAAATTATCACTTTCAATCATATTTATAATATCGCGCGCCGCATCTTTCGCAATAGGTGCAGTATTACTAACATAGACAATAAAACGAACATGACTAAAAAGCCAATACCATATAACAGCCAATTTGGCCAATGTAGTTTTTGCGTGTCCACGCGGAAGCGCAAGAGCAATTTTAATAATTTCCACATTGATTAACCACTCCCAACATATTTTGTGGAATTCAGGAACTGCAAATTTAAGTTCCTCTCCAATAAAGAAATTAAAAAAGAATTCAGCATTAGTTTTTAATGCCGCTCTAATTTGTTCCGAATCTATTTGAACAGTTTGTGTAGATTGATTTACTTCAAACATTACTCATCTGCGAGCAGAGTATCTAATTGAGCATTGAAAAAATGTTCTGATTGCATTTCACCTTGTTTATTTGTCAAATTGAACATATTTTTCAATGTGGCAGGCGAAACTAAATCATCGAATTTCTGTTGATCTTCAATTTCACCTTTTGATTTTTTGACAAGCCCAAGCAATCCTGTAGGCTCAGGTTCATCTTTCTCAACCGTAACTTCAGTAGATTCACCATCCAGAACTTGCATTTGCTCAACAAATCCACCAGACAGACTAATATTAATCCGAGTTCCAACTTTCGCCGGCAGCGGCTGATTCCCATTAGTTCTATTCCGACGGACTGCTTTATTAGACACACTAGCTGCCTTTAAAGCAAACTCCGGATCTTTATTCCACATTAAATTTTCTGTCAGAATTTTTAATGCCCGCGCTTCAACCGAATCCCAATCTGTATCAATCTCTAACTGCGCCTCAAATTGCTCATTAACTCTCGCAAACACTACATTAAAATCTTCA